GCCGCGTATCCCGGCACACCGACAACCGCAGCAATCGTATTCGCCTTAGCACCATTCTGCAAAGTGACAGAGATGTTGTTACCATAGGTGCCGGTATACTTGGCCGTAAAGGTAATATCAGTGCTGCCAACCACAACTGAGGAAGCAACATCAGTACCATCGGTTACCCTAACGCACTGCATCGCAGTGGCACCTTGCAGCGAAACGACAGCCGCATGGGTACCCATATCGTATTTGCGATTGAGCAATGGTCCAAAGTTTTGGCTGTATTCAGCCATGCCTTGAACCAACACCGGCGTATTCACCGGACCATAACTGGCAGTTCCCACCAGACCAACAACATTCGATGGAACGCCGTTAAGAAGCAACTGAGCAGGCGGTACAATGACCACATACAGATCAGGGACTACCAGAGCCGTTGGATTCACGTTAGTAGATTGCAAAATTGGCATTAAGACTCATTCCCTAAAACGAGGGTGGCATTTTCCAATGCCACTGCCTGCTATTATTCTTCAAATATTTAGTCCCTGATGTTAAAAGTGACGTTATGTCAACGGCGTGAAGCCAGACCCTGCGGAAACAATGAAATTGCCATCAGGTGTCTGCTGCCACATACTATGCTCACCACTGCCATTCCCAGGCGTCGCTACCCCATTCGTCCAAATGCTGCCAGTTCCAGCCACATCCAAAGGCGGACCGGGTAAGTTGGTTTTGGTGTAGGTGACATTGGTGATCTGGATAAAGCCATTCCACGCATGCAAGAAACTTGACGTGAACTCGGGATTGGCATCCGTGTTGATCGTGATCTGGCCACAAGTGATCGAACCACCATTGTCGGCTGCCATGTGATAACAGGCCGATCGATTGATGGTATAGCTATTCAGCATATTCACCGTACCATTATTGCTCGCCCAAATATGCGCATTCGCCGGTGACCAAGGTCCCGGAGTTGGCGTGCCACTGGAATCAAATGCCAGACCATCCATACAATCAACCTTGGCTCCATCGAATGCACCAACACAAACGCCGATCATCTGTGCTGGATTGACCGTGCCATTATGACTATACAAGGTGAAGCCCGTGTTATTGAGGCCAGTCAATGTCATACCCGCTAATTGAATATAGGTATTATGACGAGCACGGAAACAACCCTGACCATTGATCTGAACCGATCCCGGTGACGTGGTATTGCCAAGGAACTTTACTTTACAATCAAGACTCCCAAGATCAATATCCAACCCGTTGCCCACGGTATACGTGCCATTGGCAATATTGACAGTAATCCCTTCCTTTGGCGAGCCAACATAATTGGTCTCCTGAAGCCATGCGACCGCCTTGTTTAATGTCGCAAACGGGGTTGCAGCCGTTAGACCGTTGTTGAGGTCATTTCCCCCACTCGCATTGACATAGATATTCAGGCCATTCAAATAACTCACAACACCACGAGTCTGACCGGGCGAACTGGTGACCGCCATCCACGCACTATCACACGAACTCCAAATCAACCCAATCCATTCACGCGGCAATAGAAAGTTGCTGGTAAGACCAGTATTGCCAAACGACGGATCAATCTTGATTTTTTTGCCATCATTGGTAGTGAAACTTACTAGATATGACGTCGAATCATTGAATAACTCGATCGTATAACCATCACTGATATTGGCACTCGGCGGCAAGATATAGCTACCACTCGCTACATTACTGGTATTGATGATCAGAAAACCATTGTCAGACACTTGAATATTGTAAGTTGGTGCAATACATTTTGTACCACGTAAGAAACCACCAGCAGCCGTACCGGGTGCGCCCGCCGGACCAGTTGCTCCGGGTGTGCCCGCTGGTCCAGTTGCCCCGGCAGGCCCGGCAGTCCCGGTAGGACCTGTCGCACCACCTCCCGGACCAGTAGGTCCTGTAGGCCCTGTCACGCCAAAGTTTTGGCCCGCAGGGCCAGTAGGTCCGATACTTCCAGCAGCACCTGTGGGGCCGACGATCGACTGTCCTGCTGGACCAGTGGGGCCAGTACCACCACCGCCGCCGAAGTTTGGATTGCCACAGCCTAATGCTGCACTCCAATTCAATTTCGAATTGAGGAATGGCGCACCGGGCGCAATGGTAATATCAGTCGTATTAATCGCCGTTTGACCAGCATTGACCTGAATATGATACAACGCCACCCAACCAGCATCCGCCGCTGGCGGCACAGCCGTATTCACCGGCGCCGATGTACCAGCTTTTAACTCCAGATCAACCAGATTGGCACGATTGGTAGCTTGTGACACACCCGATCCAGCCGGACCAGCCAACGGAATGTTGGGATTGGCACTATTGAAGTAAGGCAATACCACTGGTTGGAGGTCATGCTCACCGAACTTAGCTTGAATTAAGTAGACGATCTGGAAACCAGCCGTGGTAGGTGGCGTCACAGGGAAGCTGGTAGGCGAAATATTGATGCCCATTTTCATCAGATTATGGGTCACGTCCGCCGATAACACAGAATAAGGTGTTTCTTCCAGATCGTCTAGCACGATAATACTGCCGTCCGATACCACCACATTCAATGATGGCGGTACCGTTGGAGTACAGGTCAATCCATCGACCGCAGTGCACGGACCAAATGCCGCGCGAATGAGATAACCAATCGCAATCAGAGTGTCCTGATTGGTGTGAAGCAAATCCTCAACTAGAGGGATTGCTCCCGGCCATGTAATAACTCGATCCAACTGGCTATTCCTTCAAGTAACTCAAATATTTACCCAATGTCTCTCACCCATCCATTGATCGTAAGTCGCGAATCCATAAACAGCCCCGATGAACTCACCGGATGAACCTCATGCCAATACTCACTCGGAAAAAATACAATCGAATTGTGGTTCGGCTGGATCGTCGCCACCGGATTAATCGTCAAAGTCAACTCACCACCAGTGAACTGACGCGGCTCATTCAACAGAAAATAATACACATAACTCAACTTTCGATGATCCGTATCCGGTGTACCGTTATCAGTATGCGCCTTGAAATACTCCTGATTCGATGAACTAGTCATCTGCACCTCAATGTTGCCCACAACAAACCGACGATTAAGCTCCATCTGCACAATAGGCAAAAACTCACGCAATCGTCGCGTGAATGTCTCATATAACGGCATAAAATTATAATGCCACAACACGGTACTCTTACGATAATCAGCCACATTGGTGGATACAGTCGTGGGGACAAACTTATGCTGATTGTCCAACGCCACCTGTCGTACTTGCTGTACCATCTCAGAGGGAAGAAAATCGCGCCACCACAAATAGGGCTGCACAATCGGGGAAGATACTGCTTGAGTCATAGAGATATTTAGATATGAAAAAGCCGCCCGAAGGCGGCTTTTCAACTAGACAGTTTAGTAGATTAGGAAGCAGTGACTTCCAATACAATGCCGCGCTTCCATGCCGAATTGGTCGCGGTCGGAATAGTCGAAGTCGTAGTACCAAGATCAGTCGGAGCAACAAACCCACCGACGTAGGTCCAGCTTTGGGCGATGATCTGGCCGAGACGATCAAGCGGCGGACGAGTGATATGCGCAATGCCATCAATCACCGTCAACTCTTCCTCATCGAGCGTATTGCGCACGTTGTTGTAGCCAATATCAGTCCAATCAGACTCGATAATAACATCAGCACCACACAATAGACCACGATGCACCGCACCGCCACCAAGTGACGCCTGTACTGGAGTCATCACAGACTGCACCAGTTCAACACCAAGCATCTGGGCAATAACGCCACGACGATATTCTTCGCTACCCGTGTGGCCAATTTGAAAGCGCTGAAACGCTTGATCTTGGTACAGTGGCAGAAACATTGTCGGATCGCCCACGAGACGATACATGCCATTATTGAATGTGGGAACCCGGTTGGATTCCAAAATCGCCTTAGCTTGCAGAATCTGCTGCATGGTGATGACATCGCCTGCACCAAGCTGCTTGGTTGTCGCACGCTGGAAAGGCCGCTGAATAACTGGCGCCACTGCGGCAACTACACCATTAGATAGGGTGCCATCAGCCACAGCTACGTTCGAAGAGAATGTCAGCGTGCCAGAGATACCGCCCGGCGCCGTCGAAATGTTCGAACCATCCGGCGTCACACCAGTCAAGCTGTACGTACCACCAACGGTGTTCGCGCTGTTGGCACCATTGGAATAAGCACCAGCACGAACGAAAGTAACACTCAAAGGATTAGAACTAGAAACCGTAACCGGCACATTGGTCGAGGTCCAAGAGTTGCCAAAGCCACGAATGTCATCAACCGCAACAGTCGTACCAGGAGCACCAAGCGTGGTAAGAACACGGGTATTCTGACCAAGCTGAGTATTATACAGGGCTTGCTGTGCCAGTGTCTCAACCGACCGAGCCGCCTGCTCACCGAGCTTACGAGCATTCTGAAGGAAGACACCCGCAATCGCGAATCTCTCAAACATCATGTTGAGGTCCATAGTACCCTTGTACTGGTTCAGACCCATGATGTACTGTTCGAGTGCCCAACTCTGCGCCGACATGCCATTATCCAGATCGGTATTGGCTGTAGTCGAAGAAGGCGTGGTAATAGTTGGGAGAAGCGCAGTCTTGGTTTTTGTCAGAGTCTCGCCAATATTGGCCATGAAAGGCTCGCGAGTGGCCAGCGTGCGATAAGCAAACGTCGCATACAACGGCTCACGGAACTCGTGTTCGAGGTAACCCTGCTGGATGGCTGCTTGGATCGAGGCTGGAAGGTTGTTAAGGCTCATTAATTTCTATCCCAATTGAAATGGCGCTCGCCATCCTTAAATCTACAAATATTTAGTCCGCTTGATAGAAATGATCGCAACTATGGTTGCGACCATTCCAATCATGCTCAAATCTGATCAAGCATCTTCTTGCCGCGTTCATAATCTTCACGCGACATCGTCAAAGCAATCTTCTCGATCGGCGGCTTTCCAGTTGCTCGTGGCGGTTGTGATGTACTGCTGGTAGTAAACGAAGCAAACAGATGTGGCTTCTTAGATTTGATCTCTTCAATCAATTCCGCCGCATTGGTTACATCACCATCCTCGCTGTACTGCACCTGATCCAAATTACGCATCACCGCAAACAAGTCCTCGAAATCGATGACATTGGCTTTGGTGGCAGCCGCTTTTAATTCTGACTTCAAGACCCGCGCCTTAGCAGTCTCTTGCATCTCTTTCTTGAATTGATCGAGTTGCTCTTGTGCTGCCTTGATAGCATCCTCACGCGCAACCTTGATGCGTTCCTCAGCCAACTTCTCAGCCTTGACATTATCATCTTCGGTTTGACGCTTGCGCAACTTGGCAGCTTCATCACGCAACTCACGAATAGTATCTTCATAGTCGGCAATGTCCATGGTTGGCTCAAATGTGCCAGCCTTGGTACGCTTACGGACTTTCTTCGGAGTGATGTCTTCGACGGGCGCGTCAACCGGCTCGTCAAGTTCAACGGTCTCATCTGTCATTTTGGCTCTCCCAGGGGACTCATTCCCCAATGACAGAACCTATTTACCGCTTTAGTTTGGCGGAATAGTTAGAATTGCCGATCCACTACCAATAGCAGTACGCCATGCATTGCAATCGTTTGATCCGGCTGGATTGAGATTACTAAACGCAGAAGTAGGAGACACATTCAAATCAAACAAGGTGAGCACCTCAATCGGTACCGCAGGAGATAGATTCTTGAGATTATTAAGGTATGGCGTGAAATCATGCGGTATCCAATTTTGCCATGCAGTTTCACCAGAGAGGAAATCACCTAGTTCCATAATACCGACATTGCAATTTGCTGTCTGTGCGATTTTCACATAATTATCGAAACACCAGATGGTTGCACCACCGGTAAACCCAAATGCCGTACTAATGGCATAAACATCTGGGGCAACCACATCAATATACCGACCGTTGATGGCATTGGCATCAGCGAAGGGGAAGAAGTCAGAAACATTGCGGCCGAAAGTCATGGTAGAATCAGCTATGCCATTCGGTGTGGTCGGACACCAACACATTCTGACATTCACACCATTGGCATTTCCCCAATTATGTGCAGAATTGCAAAAACCCTTCCATGCACTAATCCATGTAGCTACAGTACCGGTATCAGGCACCTCAAAATGAGTGCTTGGCGGCACCGGACCACCCTGATTGAACTCCCAATTGATCCGAATATAGATTCTCTTGAAGGCTGCAATACTCCGCCAATTATCAAGAGCAGTGGTAATCCAATGATCGATTGTCTGGCCACCATAGACTGTACGCGGCAATGATGGAGACCCGCTTGGTGTATAGAGTGAGAAACTATTGTCGGCAGAGTTGCCAGCGAATGTCCAAGTCAACTGCGGATAGGTATTGCCATCAGTCGGTAGAGAATTAGAAACCCAATTCCCCGCATCTCCGGAACCCCAGCTTGTGGGATCACCAGAGTTGAAGGCAAAATCACTCCCACCAACGGCTGCAATGACATTACAAGTTCTATTCATCGCTGTATTGAATGCAGGGTAATGTGCAGCGATGGACGAATATGGATTGGCACCATTAGAATCGAAACCAGATAGGCCATTCCCCAGATGAACACCCAGCAATGGCTGGATGTTAGTACCATTAGTCAAAGAGAATGTAGCAGGCACAGCATTCCCAACCACATTCGGCGTAGCCGTCACAGTCACACTATAACTCGACGCTGATAATTGGATATTCGACGTCAATACAGCACCAACCATCTTGAAGGCATTACCCGGTGTCGAGACAACCGAATAGGTTCCCTGAAATGTCTGACCATCAGACTGCACAACAGAAACCGTGGCAACAGGTTGATTCGCCGCTAGATTGGGGGTATAAGTGTTGTTACCCGACAAATTGACACTGTTAATCGTCCATAATGTGAACTTGTCCGGTGTGGCACTCGATGCCGTATCCCACCAATACCAATCAGTGCCATTGAACTGCCATTCAACGTGATTGTGATATGCCAGTTTGGCAACCAAACCACTCTGTGGCAATACCTGGGGACCACTCCCCGTGTCCAAACTGATCTGCGGATCACGACCGGTACCAGTATTAATCAGCGCAAACACATTCCACGGCCCAGTTGACTGAGCCACGTATTTGGTACGCGAAGCATTCATCGTAGGACCAATAGTCTGAATCAGAGCACCTTCGCTAGCTTCAAGCGAACCCACACTGGCGACAATATTCGGGAATGCTTGTGTGAAAGGCGTATTGGTCACACCGCTCTGATTGACCGTAATAGAAATGTTATACGAGCGAGCCGTTGTATTATTGACCGCTAATTGTAACACCCCAGAGACAATTTGGAAGAACGCTGCATCCGGCCCAGTGATCGGTTGGAATGCACCATTGAAAGTACCTGATGATAGCCCAACAGAGATTGTGCCAACCGGCGTGCCAACATTCGATCCAGCAGTGAATGTCTGAGACGATAGCGTGATGCTAGTGAACGTCACACCACCCAAGGTACTGCCCTGCACAATGTTGGAGGTAGCCGTACCAACCTCATTGACCGCTTGTACTTCAAAATCATACGAAGTATTTGGATTAAGACCAGTAACTGTAACCGTTGTTAAAGCGGTATTACCAAACGTTGTCCAAGTAGTGGTGCCATGCACACGATACAAAACATTGTAGGAAATGGTCATAACGATATTTATGGCACAGCAATTGTCATTATCGGAGTCGGAGCAGTGCCTCCTAGGCCAAGGATTTTCCGATAACCCATCAAATCACTGTTGGTCTGTGACATGTTGCTGAATGGAATTAGTAATGGGGCGACATTGACGTCATAGATGCATATGAACTCAATAGGCACCGCAGGACTGAGATTTTTAAGATTGTTCATATAGTTGAAAAAATGATTGGGAGTCCAACCACCAGTGCGCCCTCCTTGACTATAGGTCGGGTCCCAAGCCCTAGCAGTAGCCTCAGTTTGGCCTGAAAAATCCCCAAACTCAGATATGCCAAAAGTCAATCCCTGTGATTGGGCAATCTTCACACAAGAATCAAAAAACCATGCAGTCGTAGTCGTCAAACTCGTGGGATCAACTTCATCCGGATACGATAATCCACCGCCACCAAAGGCATACAAATCAGGTCCTATAACATCAACAAACTTACCACCAACAGCAGCCGGAGCAAAGCCATCAGCGGCTGCACCAGTAAAACCAGACCCACTATTCACAGCAGGAAAATAATTCAATATCGCTCCAAAA